GTCGGCTTGGAGAAGATCGCGCGCACGTTGGAGCGCCAGATGGCCACTGGCGGCGTTGCCTCTATGGACGCAGAGGGGTGGGACGCCTCTTTGATGGAGGACCACCTCGTCACTGCCACAGATGTGCGCATCGCTGCTGTGGAGCGGTGCACAGGCGACTACGTCTGGTGGTACAAGCGCCTGTTGCGGGTCTTGTGCCACCTGGACAACCGCCATCTATTGCTACTTGGCCAGACCCTGGTCGTGAACGACCAGGCAGGAATGCTAGCTAGTGGACATGCTAGCACGTCGGCCAACAACAGCATCGTGCGCACCAACACCTTTCGCGCCGCTTGGTATCGCCGAAAGGGGTTTTGCAATCGCACTACGGCGGCGACGGGCGACGATCTCACCGTTGCGACCTACGGCTTGGACATCGACGATGTCTTGGAGACGCTCTCCGCATGGGGCATCAACACCAAGCCGGGGTCGTTGACAGTTGGCACGCCGTTGACATCATCTGGTGTGCCTGTCGCCGAGTACACGTCGCACGCCTTCTACCGGTCAGTTGAGAATGGCCGGCCGTCCTACCGCGTAGAGTACATGAACTCCGCGAAGACCCTCAACCGCTTCTTGACAAAGAGCGCATACACGGACGGTTCCCTCCACTACGACACTGACGCAGCGGACGGGGTCGCTTTCGTGTTGCGCAACACCCAGCGGGAGTCGCGTTGGTTCAGAGAATTCATTGAGTCCATGGACCCCGATGCGGAGCTGCGGGAGGTGTACTGCCCTGGTGTGTAACCGGGTAAAACAACGACTGCAAAGTGGGCATTGACCCACCTTACACGCTCGCCATGGCTTTACGCCGGCGGGCACGCGCTCGAGCAGCAAGCTCCCGGGGCAGCGTCCAGCTGCGCCGTGTTTCCGCAATGCGTCCGACCAAGACGAAGTCTCTGGCGGGCGTGTTGCGAGCTGCCATGCGAACTCGCAAGCCCACCGCGCCACGCCGGCCGCGCGCGCTTCCCACTGCCGCTATCGTCGATGCACGACAGGGCATTCACCTAGCGCCGCCAATGGCGACGGCGCCTTACGCCGTTCTCAGAACCCGGGTGTCGTTCACCCTCACCACTAACGTCTTTGGGCAGTACCGTGTTGCGCTCTTTGGGGAGCACACCAACACAGCCTTTGCGCCCGAGATCAATGTCACGCCATTGATTGCCATCCATGGCGTTGCCACC